AATACTTTGACAGGAAAAGGTTATCAAACAAGAGGTTTTGCAAGTCCATTATCATTAGTTCATAAAAAAGATCATGAACATTTAGAAAAAAATTTAAGAGGTTCTGATATGGGTGCTTATTTTGTTGGTTCTGAATGTGGTAAAAAAATTAAATCAGCTTTAAAAGAATCTGGTTTAAATTGGAAAGATTATATTTACTACTTCGATAATAAATCTTAATTAATTAACAAAGGAGAGAAAATGAAGACAATCAAGATACATGTGAAGGCCGGCGTGGTTACAGATGTGATCATACCAGAAACACTCAAGTCAGAACTTAATTACGAAATCATCGACCATGATATACAAGAAGCAGAAGAGGAGGATGATGGTGCTGCAGCTCGTGCTGCGGACAAACCTGAACCAGGGAAAACCTATGCGTTAACCGGTGGCCCTGGATCA